GTAGAAGGCTTAAATCCGAATTCTGCTAACTCTTCTTCGGATATAAATTCCTCTTTTCTCATTGTCCTCTAACCCTCTTTATTCCTCTAGCAAATTTAGAGGAATCTTGTCCTTTAATACTGTTAATAATTCTTCTCTCTAACTCCGAAGCGGTTTCTGCATCATACTCTTCTCTAATTAGATTAATCAGATTGATTGCACCTTGAATAACGTGAGTTGCACGGCTCTCAATGATTTGATCTCTGTCTCTTTGTACAAACAAGTTGTCTATTTCGTCGAGAATGCTTCTGGTTTTTTTCTGCAAAGTACCGGTCCTCAATGGTTAAATATATTTATTAAAATTATAAACTTCAATGACAACTATTACAATCACTCTTACAAACACCCATGAAACCTCGTATTACGATCTTCAATTCTCACTTTTAGATAGTTCGGTTGCCATTAAATGGGCAGCTGATCTACAAAAAGTTTTGTCTAGTAATAATCAAATTGACGACAATGAAAGATTCTATAACTTCCCTAACTCGAAATATTCTAAGGAATTTGTGGTTACCCGGCTAAACGAGCTCGCAGAAATTGTTAATAATTATAAACCCGGATCAGTAACAAGAGTTGCAACAATGGATATAACCCAAGAAGATCTAAACTACTTCCATCATGTATTTGAGCGATTACACGGATTATACAGCACACAAGATGCTAACCACTTTTGCAAAGATGCGCCATACGAAGTAAGAGATGCCCTGAATCAGATTAACATCACCGTACACCGCTGCGAATCACTTAACTCTTTTCCGCGGTTTGTGTGTACCTGGTATCATAAACCTGCAAGAAAATTATTAAAAGACCACGAATTCGATTTGTTTACTTTCGAAGAACATTTTGGTGATTTAAGATTAAACTACTGCGAGGTCGGAAAAACTCTTTACGACCACTGGCATGATAAAGACCAATATGCAACACTTGATAACATGCTTATACCTCAAAAATACTACAGTGCTGATTTTACTGTACGGTTTAGAGAAAGATCAGCAGACACAGCTACCAATATCTGTAATACACTCTGGCAGTATGTAAAAGAACATGAAGAAAAATTTAAAGAACTAGGGTACAGCATGTATGATAAGAAACTCAGTCTCGGGAGCATTCCGTTAGCAAAATTAGTATATTCTGCTGGATCCGAAGAAGATATCATCAATCAAATTGGCTTACACCAAAAAGTTCACTCTATAAAAATTATTTAACTAATTGTAGACTTAGCTTTAATACCTGCTAACATCGATTTTAACTTAGTTGACTGCACATCGCCGGATACCTTGGGTGCAATAGTCGACACTTTCTTAATTTCTCCTGTGTCAGGGTCAACAGTTTCTACTACCTTGGTGTCTGTTACAGTTGACTTGGCTTTAATCTGATCAATTAACGCATTTGGTGATTTCCCTCCAACCGGAGCATCTTCACCTAAGTCTAAGATACGGAGGCTGTTAATGTCAAACTCTAGTTCAACTTTTTGTCCGACGCCGCTAGACGAACGTGTCTTCATAAGTTGAATCTGATAACGACCACGCTCACGCATAGCGCGGCTTGTAAAAATACCAAACACATTGTCTGCAGTGTTGATCTTCGAAATACCTCCAGAGATATGCGAGTGGTCAAACTCAACTTCTTCGACTGCACTACGGTTCAACTGTGATGCAGTGATCATTAAGATATGGAATTCTCTTGCAAGGTTACGCAATTCCTCAGACACATACTTGTCCTTAACGAACAAATCGTTTGGACTAACCTTAGCAGACACTGGCATTAACAAGTCTAAGTAGTCAACCATAATAAAGTCGGCTTTAAGACCTGTTTGAATGTGCAACTCTTTAAGATATGCACGAATGTCGTTAACCGTACTTTGCGCTGGCATATACTTGATCTGCAATCTGCCACACTTTTTACCTGCCATCTTAACTTTAAGTTCTACGTTGTCTAAGTCCTTAAACAGTTCTTTAGTACTCACGTTAGCAACCATGCTATCAATACGCATCGAACACAATTCTTCAGACAACTCTAACGAAAGGTAAACTCCATTGAGTCCTGCTTGGATCCAGTTTACTGCGATGTTTTGCATAAACAGTGATTTGCCCGAACCAGAGCCGCCTGCAAAGATGTTTAATTCGCCTCTCGACATCCCGCCGAACAACTTATTATCAAGCGTAGGCCAACCTGTGCTTGCTTGACCTTTATTGCTCTTAATTTTCATTAGCCGTTCTTTAGGGTCAGCAAAGTAATCTGTGCCCATATCCTTTGTTAGTGATATTTGCACTGCGTCTTTAATTAATTTCTCAACTGGCTCATACTCGCCTTTATCCAGTAAATCGGCCGATTTTAAAATTGCACGTTCAAGTTCTTTACGTTTTGTAAAGCCTTCGAATTCTTCTAAGAACCACTCACTATGCTGGTCAGAAAATTCCGGAATTGGTTTTAATGTAACTCCAGTCGTTGCTTCTACTTGTTCATAAGTAGGGAGAGATGCGTACTTATTGCTGTATTCTCTAATAAACTCAGCAGTGTCTTTAAGACTACGATCAAAATTATTTGCATTAAAGATGTTTTGCACACGCACATAGTTTTGTGCATCTTGCATCATTACTTCAAGAAACAACTCTTGTAATTTAGTACTATATTCTTTAGGCATTATTTCTCACACACTAGTTGACATGTTCTGTCATTCTCGACTTCACTATAAAATTGTTGAATTTCGGTATTAGTTAAAATGCTCGAAATCGTAGTATTCTTAATATTAACTAATTCACTGAATTTTCTAAATTTAGTCTTAAACCTACTTCTGAATTCTTCTAGGTAGCAGCACGGAAAATACATTCCGCCTGACGAAATGTAATGTTGTTTATGAGTTAGAACACACAATGGCTTAAATGGTACACTATTATTGTATCTAGCTTCCCTAAATAAAGTTACTGCCGATGGCTTTAATGCAGATGATGTTTTTTCATTCCATCGATCCGACGGAACCACATGGAATTTATAAAACCCAAGCTCTTCACTTAGCTGTTCACACACTTTTAGATCACCTTCATTGAATTTAAATGGGATAAGTCGCCAAACTGCCTTAGCAGCAGATTTAACTACAACATTTATTCCTTCCAGGACTGAGGGCCAGTCGTTATTAATTCTATACACCGGTTTAGACCCAGGTACTTCATCCATTGAAAATTGTATTATATCAGAAGTGTCTAAGTAACCGCATAGTTCTTCCCACCACGATTTATCGCAGTAACTACCATTGGTTATAAGATTAATATTCCCGCCGCGTTCTTTAATCCATTGTACCAGTGGTATGAGATCAGGGTAGTAAATCGGATCTCCTGTGTTTCCGCACAATAAAAATCTCTTCCCAGTTACATCTATGTCGATAAATTGTTTAAAGTCGGTTAAATTTAAGTCTACATTGTTCCACTTATTCGGAAACATCTGCTTAAACTCTGTACGAGAACACAGCGGGCACTTTAAGTAACACCTGTTAGTGGGTTCTACATGAAATCCTTGCAAGTCTAATAACATCACATTTTCTTCCTTAGCTCAATTTTTAACTTGCTAGTCTCTACTGAATCAAGAATAGTTTTCATAACAAACAATTTTCCATATTTAATCACTGCTTCATTTATGTCTTTACACGTTTCTTTCCACACCGGGAAAGATACATCCCAGTTATATTTTAACGCCTCGTCTATTAACTTTGTTCCTGCTTCATCCCAGTCTGGTACAACAATAACTTGCTTCCCTAACCCATCAATGATGTCTGCCTGTTGCTCACTGACTTCGTTATGCAATACTGCAACCCCGTCGATGCACATAGCATCAAATATACCCTCAGTAACAATAACAAACCTCCATTGAGGTTGCTGTTTATTTACATTGAATACATATCCAGTGTCAACAAAGTTTATGTACTTTGGCTTTTGCCCGTCAATGGCGTTAGCTGAATACCCAACAATCTTGTCTTTCCAATAAAAAGGAATAATCAATCTATGTTTATGCTTATTATCCGACGACCAATAAAACTCGTATTCTTGTAAGTTAACTTTTCTATCATATGCAACTTTTACGCACTCGTTAAATTCCTCTGGAAACGGTTTGTTTGCAAGAGCGTAAAATTCTGCTAGTGATATAAACGGTTGAGCTTCATCTGGTAACGGTCGCGGGTTAAACGATGCTTCTTCTTTTTCTTGTACCTCAACTATTGCATCAGGTGCTACTACGCTTTTAACACGAATTGCATCTAGAACCAAACGACGGATCTCGTTATCGGCAACACCTAACGACGATAGAACTTTGCGAAACTTAAAGTTTAATGTGTACCCAGGTTTATAGTATGCTTTATGGTTACAGTTAAAGCAATGGTAACTACACTCACCAGATGACCCAAGAAGAAATCCGCCGCGACTTCTTTTGTCGTGACAAATCGGGCAGTTAAAAGTAACCCACCCATTTGGCGCTTTTTTTCGTTTAGCCGGTAAGACAGAAGATACAAACTCTTGAATCGTATTCTGCATCTATATAGTATAGCGTATTATTAGCCGCGATACAATATTTTTGTAACATCTCCAGTTGTCTTCTCAATCATAAAACGGATTCCGGTATATATTCCTTCGACGTTTGATATGGTAGACGAGGTTTGGGCTTGATATGTAGTAGTTTGGACATTAAACCAATTAGCAGTTAAATTGGAAATAGCCGGAACTGGATCAGTTGTTGCTTGTATTGTTACATCTCCAGTGAAAGTATCAAAAAATATCTGAGCCGAATGGGAAACAGTCGGACTAATAACCGACGACGTATATATTACTGTATTTCCGGTGTTGTCAAATGTTACCTCTGTACTGTCTTTAAATTCTGGAAAATGCCCAGATAAAATCTGTGCCTGGCCGCGAGCAGTAAAATGGTCGTCAATGTATAACGGAACAGTTTTACCATTCCCATCTGTACCAAGCAGGCTATATGTGAAGAATTGATTTTCTAAGGACTGCAATTCACCCTCTGTAAATGTTACTGAAATTGCACTTAGGTTAGCATCAAGTAACGAACATGGTTTGCTAAGAATAACCGATTTCTTCTCATCATCTACTAGACTAACCGTAAACGAATATGTAGAAATATTTGCTGCAAGTTGCTGCTCTTGATTGAGCACTGTAAACTTAACTTCGTTATCAATGCCTTTATACAACTTCAATGTCTTAGCGTACACTACTCTGTTCCTTTGTTTAGATAGCGGGTCTACCAGAATGTTAACCGGAATAATATTATCATATAAATAACTGGTAGTGGTTTGTGGTAACATCATTGCCTTTCTTTATATTTAGCATATTACATGGACGACAGTTACAAGAATTTATTAAAAAATCATCCCTTTTTAAGTTATCTGACCTACGGCGGTAACGACTATGTTGGCATCATACAAAATGTTGACGAATACGTCACTGCAATGTACGATTTTAGTATGCTGAAAACTCAGGAAGAAAAAATTTCTTTCTTAGAGTTAGGCGATGTGTGGTGGTGGGAAAGTAATAGAATGATCCCAATCAACATTTTTCTACGGGCCGACTGGGTTGCATTTCGAACTTGCTTAAAAACGTTTAACAGCAAAGATGTTGACATTAAGTATGGCCCACACGTGAGCCTCAAGGAACTTGCTTTTAAAAGGTCTAAAAGAAAAGCAATTACCTTAGTAAGAAAAACTTAACCTTGCCCTAAGAGAAGGTTCATATGTACCACACACAGGTGCGAATATGCACAGGCGTGAGACATTTTAAACGAATACCCGTCGTCTGTTTTGTCCCAGATAGTTGCAGCAACTTCTTTCCACGATTTACCTATTAGGTGTTTTTTGCCAGGGCGGATTAAAGCAATAAACATCATCAACCGTTCAATGCTATTAATAGGTTCGGGCATACGCTTCATCTCGTTAAAGTGTCCGTTAATATGAATCACTTTATCAAAAAACTCTTTATCAAGCAACTTGCTCCAGTCTGGGGTTTTGTGCATTAACTCAAGTAAGTGCTCTTCTGATTTTACTTGCTGATACACCGACACATTAAGGAAGTCTAATTTAATGTAGCCACGGTCCTCTGCCTTTTTGTAGTCTATTGCAGAAAGGCCAGACATTGGTTCTATTGGCATATCAGTAACATATACTCCGCTGGCGTGCTTATGCAGTTCGCCATCGCGGAGCATTGATGCAGGGATGTGATTTATTTTAGATAATGCCAATGTTCTATCAGCAAAGTCTATGTCGATGTCAGCATTTAAAGTCATATTAAATTATTCTCAACAAGGAAGTTTGCAAATGCTAAATGCGCCTCAGGGCCATGATGTCCAACTACAAAAGTTTTTCCATTGATTTCTTGAGTAAAATCGTCAATTGGTAAGAACCCTTTTGACAAACACCACTGAGTAAATGAAAACGTAAACAAATCTAATACACTGTTATCTTTTGCAACTTCGTCAGCAAACGGCTTAATAAACGGAGCATGAACATCACAAGGTTCAACTACAGGGCCCGAGAATATTACGTATTTAATATTGTTTAATTTGCACCAACTAGTAAACATTATAATTTGTTGTAGGAGAACTGTGTTTGCAGATTCAACGTTATGATAGTATAACCATCCATTTTTATATTGATCAACTGGATTTGAGTTTAAGAACGATAAGTTCTTAAACCAATCTTTCTCAGTTGCAAACTGGACGCTATAAAAATCTCCGTCGTTACAAGATCGAAACCTATTTTCTTTATGTGTAGTATCCCACAGCTCTGTGCGAATAGTAAACGACAAAGATATAATTACCGAAATGTCTGAAAACTGTGTTTTTTTCTCTATTAAATCTCGTAATGCTACCCTGAAAATTCTACTGTTACAAGAACCATTAACCGACACATTTAACACTTTATCAAAAATCCCTTTATGTCTGATAGCGTCTGAGTATGCAGACCCGTTTTCAACTGCATAACTATCTCCAGAAATGTATAGTAAACTACTCATATTTTTTCCTTTTAATCATAAGAAGTAATACACCAACCCAATAAACCAAGAAACAAACATTATAATAAACACACTAGAAGCAGCATATTCTTTCATGCTTAATAGTATACCTGCCCAAAATGCATTACCAAACGAGAGTAGGAAAAAACCCAAATACGGGTGAAGTTTCAGACTAGTAGTAAGTGCACCTGCAAACATCATTCCTGTGCAGAACCATTTAATAGATGGCAAGTGTTTTTTAAAAAATAGTATCATCCTGGAAGAAATGTCATAAATGGTAGTGCGTTTAAATATGCTTCGCCTGGAAAAAATGCTATTAGTATAGCTATCAAAACTACAAGCAACTGTAAAGCTATTATGATAATTATTTCTTTGTTCATAGTGCTGCCTTATTTAAAATATCTTTAACCCATTCAGTATCAGCCAAATAATCAGAAAACTTCTTCTGCCAATACTCTGGGTCAATGATATGATATATTAACGTTAGCTGCTCTTCATTCAACGTTTCTAAGAACGCAACACCAGAGTCACAATTAAAAATTACCCAAGGGCTAATCCTACCATTATTTATATGATAACAGACCTTGTTAGTGTTTGCATATTTAAAGTAATGATTAAACTGGCTGTTGTTCTCGTCTGCCCAATCCTGCATTTCTTTTAAAGCACGCTCGATAGCGTCTTGAGGATGTTCTCGCCTGAGATAATGATGTAAGTACTCATCGTAAAACGCATCCTTAGTCCATTGGTCTAATTTCTTCCCAGACTTAATAATCCATTCAATGAATGCTGCTGGATTTACTGCATTGACTTGTACAATGTAATTACCAAACTTAACAAAAGCCGAATAATAAGAACTCTCAACAAAATCAGCATATGATTTTGTTTTAGCACTTCCTTGGGTTAATTCATAAAACTTTAGGTATGCCATTAGTCCAAACTGTGTGCCTTTTTCCTTTTCTTGCATCCAGCGACGTTTCTTCTCGCAAGTATGTACCGCAAGAGAAGAAAGCTGTCGAAAACTTTTCCCACAATACTTACAAATGTTCTTATTATCGTTCATCATTGCGACATAGATAAAATAAAAGGTCCAAACATGTTTCTACCAAACAAATACCTTACTTCATTATCTCTTTAATCTCTTTATCGTCTTTACCTAAATCTTTCAAGAAAGCCTTTATGTCGTCTGGGGTGTTGGTCTGAATCAACAAACGAATCTCATCTAACTTCATAGTAGGATAATGAGAAATAAAGAACGATTCAAGTTTACTTTTAGCTTGCTTTTTCGGTGCACTCAACCATGGATGGTACTGCTTGCCCATACCTGGGCTAATAGTAGTTGCAGTTAACCAATGCAGCTTAGGGTGAACAGAAGAACTAACGTCAAAAAAGTTTTTGTTATAATTCTCGTTCGTTCTTATTAGGTAATATTCTTGTAAGTCACTAATCCCTTGTACAGAACATCCCCAGCGAATCATCATATACGGACTAAACGCTTTCTTTTCTTCGTCAGACAACCGATCGTAAAACCCACGATCCTTTTTATCTAGTGCAAGAAGAACGTCTTTAATGTCGAGTTTGGTTGCCATATTTTAATAAGTAGTATGCTGCATATTTGTCAAGGATTGTTTTAATGTTACTATCAGTGTCTGCTGCCATAAACAATTGATCAAGATAATCAATTATTTCGCTGTCACGAAAATCAACTGCGTCGTCATCTTCTAATAGTGTTGCCATACTTTAAATTATAGTACAGTTCAACCTTCTCTAGCAACTCTTGCAATACCGGATCAGTTTTGCTCTGCTTAATAACTTGACGCCAATACGCAAACCCATTTGCTCGATTAACCCCATCAGCAATTTCTCTATAAATCTCCATGTTCTGGGGACTTTGCTTTTTATGATCCATATTTTAACTTATAGTAGACTATACATTTTTCGAGCATGTCACGCATTATAGGATCAGTCTTAGCTGCTCGATGCATTTGCCCGAAGTGTCTGATAGTCGGCATGTCCCAACTTTGTTCTTCAAAATACTTCGACGCAATGTCTTGGTATGGTGTAGAAACTTTTACCAAATCACCATCGCAGTTAAAATCATAACCGTCTGGAATAAGATCTCCGTCTGTACTAAATCGTGGCATTACCAAGCCGCCGAGTAATTAACTACTTCTGATTGTCTGCTTACGTCTTTAATAAAGTAAGCACAAATTGGCTTCTCTACATTTTCCTCTAGTGGAACTGCTAAGAATTGTCCCGGTTTAAGTTTAGGGAAATACCATTTTACATCTTGATAGATGTCGACTATCTCAACATTAAAGAACTCTGGACGGAAACTTGACAACGAATTAAACGTAAAGACCTTGAACCCTCGGTCATTGATACTAGTCAGAGGTACTACTTCTAAATCTCCAAGGTCGGGTTCCCCAATTAAAATCTGCCAATCAACCGGCATCTTAATAATGTTATCTCCGATCCTTAATACTAGTGCTGGACTGTTAAAACTCTCTAGGAAGATGAGAGGAATAAAAAAGTAATCAGGCTCTTTTGGGTTACTGTTGTCAAATACACAGAACCGAAGCTCGTCTACTTCGTCCGGAATCTCGTCCATTTTAAATGGTTTATTATCTAGTGTTAAAATTTGTGACATTTGGTTCCTTTAGTTTTCGTTTTCGTTTGTAAAAAGTAATGCCTGTAATGTCTTTATTTGTATAGTAAAATATCATTGATATTAGTATAAAAGATGTTAATAAGATAGTCAAGATCATTTCAAAAAGATAAATATTAATGCGGATCGCGATTCTCCCAAATCCACCCGCCCTATCGCTTGTAAGGAGCAACAGCAATGTTATTTATAGACAACAAATACACTCGATGGTATAACAATATCATCTCAGCCGCACAAACCAGATTATTTCCACAATGCAAATACACAGAAAACCACCACATTGTCCCGAAATCGCTTGGCGGAAACAATAGCAAAGAAAACTTAATTAGATTAACAGCAAAAGAACATTTTATTTGTCATTTATTACTCACTAAAATGACTACTGGTTCAGACCGAAGTAAAATGGCAAATGCTGTTTGGTGCTTGACTCGTAAAAACAAAAAGCAAGATCGACTAATTATCACAAATAGCAAAACATATACATATATTAAGGAACTGCTGGCTGAGACCAAACGTCAAGAAAGATTAGGTAAAACTCATTCTCCAGAAACAAAAAGTAAAATAGGAACTAAACATAAAAACAAAATAGTTTCTGAACTTACTAAACAAAAACTTAGAGAAGTAAATCTGGGTAAAACTTTACCACCATTAACCGATAAACAAAAACAAAATTTATCTAAGAAACTCAAAGGACGAAAATTTTCTGAAGAAACAAAACAAAAAATGTCTAATTCTGCCAAATTAAGAAAACGTGCCCCGATGTCAGAAGAAACTAAAAAGAAGATATCGAAAAGCAATAAAAAATATTTTCAATCTATTGCCATTCAATCTTCTCTAACGTAAAATTATAGCGTGCTTCTTTATAATATTCCTTCCTTTTAGTTAAATGCCGTTTTGCAAACTTGCAGGTGCTTGTGATGTCCCAGACCTCAACATAGTCCTTATCGTGTGCTTTTCTGATTCCTCTACCAATACTTTGTATAACCCGAACAAACGATTTGCCTGGTTCGATTAGTATTAAGTTAAATATTCTCGGGATGTTTAACCCAACAGCGGCAATACCATAAGTAGCAATAGAAATCTTGTCATCGCGATCTGCGTAGTCGTCATAGTGTTCTTTTCTATCATCCGATTTTGTTGCTCCACTTAAAAAGACTGCCCCCGGTATTGCGGCTGCTAATGCTTTACCTGGCGCAACACGATCAACTAAAACCAAGGTGTTCCCTGTTTTACTTATCTCAACAATCATACTAGCAATATGATGTAGCCGATCGTCGTTTTCTAGTAAGTACCGTAGTTCAGACTGATAGTCTTTATATTCAACATGGTCAACTAGTTGTTTTATATTTACGTGCAGATTTGCAAGCACGCCTTTTTCTTGCAAGTCAGATGCTTGTAAAGAATTAACTACTTCTCCAAACGACACTTGCAATGCACGGAACTCAAATTCTTCTTTTGGTATTGTTCCTGTTAGTCCCCATCGAATTGGGATATGGGCAAACACATCAGTTAGCAATGTTTTTAGAACATCTGCCTTTGCTTGGTGGCAATTAGATACCACTGCACCTTCAACAATATAGTTATGATCACTTTGGATGTGTAAGTTATACACTTCGGTCGGTTTTTGTATTTCTGTTTTTTTAATTAATTTCATTTAATGCCTGCTATTTTTACCTTGGTTGTGCTATCAAATTGTGTAATATCGATTATTTCAACTAATTCCTTTATTTCATTTTGACTAACAATCTTATATTGATATCCGTTTGTTTCAGACCAACTCTTTAATGCTGCTAGTTTAGCAACGGTTTTTTGATCAGTGAGTAACTCTTTAGGTTTAACCTCGACTGCTATTTTAGCAGTATGATTCACAAAGTCTACAATGTAAATATACTCTTTACCATTAAACATATAAGGTATGCGAAGCGTTTCATATTCAAAATCTAGATTCGCAGCATAAAAAACTGCTTCCCAAGATGACCTAAACTTTTTTCCGGCGAAGGTTACTTCATAATGCGTTTGTCTATTGTTCGTGTTCGGAGTAAACTTCCCTTGTAATATTTTATCTTTCATTAATTTAGAAAGATACTCTTTTCCTTCGTTAGACATTTTTTTACCGAACATACCATTTTTCTCTCCCGAGTTTTGCTCGCTTATTCTTCTTTTGTCTTCATCTGACATTGGCGGTGGTTTATACGGATACACTCCTTTCATATCTTTATTCCAAGGGGTTCCAGTATTTAAATTTTCTACAATACGAGAGCTATGCTTCTCCCAACACTTCTGTCCACCTTTCCTACAAATATTCGACCTTATTTCGTCCTCTGTAATGCGGCCTGCTAATAACGCATCTGTGTTCTTGATCCATATTTTTTCTTTAGATGTTATCCTGTTCAAGAATCTTCGTCGAGAAGAGCCACCAAGAGTAATCCCGTTATTCAAAGTAATTTCATTCCCCCAAACAATAATCCTTGTTTGCTGATTATATTCTTGTAATAAAGCATTGTATTTTTCTAAAGTTTGTTGTTTTTTCATAAACACCTCGGCGTTAGCTATATGTATTTATGTTTTGCTAATAATTTCGTGCTCTTCTGTTAACTCATCTGCTCTAACCCACCCGTGAGTGGTTAAAAACTTATGGTTTCCTGTCACTTTAACTGTTGCTCCATTATCAAATACTAACGAATACATTTTTTCAGTAACTGAGGTAGTTAAGTTTGTGTGTTGTTTAATTACCGTGTCTACCTTAAACTCTTTTGTGTCTTCAGAATAGTTAACAATCTGATCCCCTGCTTTAATTGTTTTAATAGGGACATATCCAGTAGGTGTTAACACCTTCACATCACCATCGAAACACTCGTCAACCATAATGCATACTACACCGTCAACAAAGTCTTTAATAGTTAATTCTGCTTCGCCACTCTTACTATTCTTGAGTAAGTTGTTTAGACTTTGCCATGTGCAAATAGTATGAGTTTTGTTCCATTCTTTTCTATCGCCGAAGTAAACTCCAACATCTAAACCGATGTTAATGTAATCAGCTTCTGTTTGCTTAACTAAATCTTTGTTCGGAACAATAACTATACTTCGGCCGTATTGTTCAACCGACATTGATAAAACTGCTGTAATAATTGTTTTACCTGATCCTGTCGGTAACTTGTGTAATGACTGCAAGTTATGTAGACACTCATTTACTGCTGCAACTTGATAATCCCGTAGTAAAATCGGAGTGCCTTCTTGCGGATGTCCTTTTGGCCAATTCTTAGCCGAAAGCGAGTCTTCAGTAATTTGTGTAAACTCAAATGTGTTCGAATAAGTTCGGTTGTCTACTAATTCAATGTCGTACCCATCTTCTTCAATGAGTGGGATTAATTCCGACAGTAAATTAATATATGTGCTGCCACCTAACTGTGCGAACGACACACACCCATCCCACCGTCCTAGTTTCACTGACGGCAAGTGGCGAGCATACGGCACTTGATACTTAAACTTATTGACTAGCTTTTTTCTAGTCGATAAATCTAACCCAAGCAACTTACAATTTACTTCGTCGGAAATTACTATCTTACATTCTTTCATGCATTAACCTCGGGCAAGCCCATATAATTTTTTCAGCATCTTGCATTAACTGTCGACCGTATACCCCTACCAACATAGACACAGTTGATATTAGTAATCGCACTGGGGTTGTTTCATCTGGATCTCTTGATACTAAAAAGCACTTATCTTTATAAATGCCTTTTCCGTCGGTTGGTGTTAGTTTACTTATTGTAAATTCATTGAACATAGATTTCAAGTAACTCTCAGTAAATGCCTCACCTATAACAATTAACGGAAAACGATGTAACCTCTTTGCATACAAGAATGCCGTTTCTAATTGGTCAGGAGAAATCTCAGTCCTGCGGCTCACAACACAATTTGTAAATGTGTCTCCGTAATATGAGTAATCCTCGTATAGTTGAGTTTTCACACCTTGACTAATCTCATACCCATACGTTGTAGAAGCGTCGGCTAACTTTAACACGTCTCCTGAGAACTGCTGTAGTTCGTCTTCTAGTTGCGGCGGAGCATCTTCAACAATATACTTTCCGTTTTTCTTAACTAATGTTAAAAAATTAGGATGTATATTTCCGAGTTCTACAATATCATTCGTAAGTTTGTTGATCGCTTGGTCAACATCGAAACCGTGTTGTCTAAGTAACGACACCCACAAAATATTTATTTCTGTAGGAGCAAGTTCCCATTGTTTATTTTCTTTGCTCCATCGAACGTATCCTTGAGATACTTTAGCGTGTTCCCGGAACATTGATATAAGAGTTTCATTGTACGGAAATTTTACTTTAATGCTATCATCTAGCAGCACCGACTTCTCGTAGGTTATATCTCTAACCCCTAGACTCGTTTTCTCTACAGAAACAGGATCAACTTTTACCCCTCGTTTCGATAACTGCTTAGAATACTTCATCACAATTAACTTTGCTAAGGTTAATTGTTTTTCTGTCATTTTTTGGCCAGCATGGATATCAGTGAACACCGATTGCACAAATGGAACATCGTACCGAGCTAACGTCATTGGGCGAACTGCGGTAAGAAAGGCCTCTTTGTATATGAACTTCAGATAGTCTTCTATGCAAGAAAATGTCATAGTATTAGTATAAAAGAAAAAGCCCGCTAATGCAACCGCGGGCTAAAACTTTGTAAGTGCACAATATTAGATGCGTTGACCGCGGATCTGTTCTACTTGTTCCTTTAAATCCAAATACGCTTTGTTCTTTTCTGCTTTGTTTAGATACCGTTTTGGTGGCGCCTGAATTTGTGTAAGCCCAGTTTTCGGGTCAAACATTACCCAGCGGCCATCAATTTTTTCCGGGTACGGTTTCTTTCCAGAGAAACCAAGAAACTTTCTATATTCGGCTTCCCTAACTAGCAAGTCCTTTGTTTCCTGTCTATATCGGTCAGGCAAATCATGCACCCAATTAAGAACGTTAACGAGATGGCCGAGCTTCATTTCTTTTATTTTTATTACCCGGCCATCCGCACTGCCCCATGGATGTTCGCGCCAGCTAAGGTCACCGAACGATTCCATGTTACTTATTCAACATCAGTGCATTGAAGTTAGCAGGTACGACGATTGTTTGCACCTTACCATCGCGGATGCCTTCGGAGATGTTGATCATCGCCATAGCATTCATATATTCGATGGCGCCTTTGTTAGCGTTAAGAGCTGCAATACGCTCTGCCTCTTTCTTAGCGGTCGCGACTTCAACTTCTTTCTTTTTCAATTCGTTCTGGGCCTTGACCAGTTCATTTGCAGTTGTGATGATGCCGTCTGCAGGAAGAATCTGACGAACAAGTACCTGTTGAATATTGACAGAGTTATCTAGATTCTCGTCTTTCAATGATTGGATCATGAACTCTTTGATCTCTTGTTCAATCTGAGCACGGGCATCATTCATCTTTAGGCTCTCATGCTTACGAGCAGCTTTATATGCAGCATTTCGACCGACTTGGTAGATGTAGTTGTACATCAACAGGACATCGCCGTCTTTTGTGGTAGCGTGGAAGCTACGGTTCTTTTCAACGTAGATTTCACTGACGGCGGTTGGGTTGAGACCGTAGATAACCGCCATGTCAAAGTCTTTGATAGTGGAGTTATCACTCGCGAGTGGAGTTAGGTCAGTCACATCGACCTGGACATCTTTGACGGGAAACGACAGAACGTCGCCGATAAGCGTTTGGTTGAACGAGCCAGGCATAAGCTCACCGGGCTTAACTTGTTTATCAAAGCCAACACGAACACCGACCTCACCAGTTTCGATACGAGCACAGCCAACAGCAGACAGAGTAGCAACAACAGCAAGAGCAAGAATAGACTTTTTCATTTACGTTCCTTTTATGAAATCAAACAACACCAAAAAACTTTTGAATACGGGCCTTGACCTTTGGTCTAAGTTTACCATCAAAAATCAATTCATCGATGGCAACAAACATTCCGATCACTAATCCAAAGAACAAACCAACTAATAGTAGTACCAAAAAAGATCCAAGAAAAAATTGCATTACCTCTCCCATTACTACCTCCTTAGAACAAAATAACAATACCAGTCAAAAACGCAACCGCTAATAGCGAACAAAGCATAGCGTATCCTACTACCTTTGTCAACTTCCA